GAACTATTGGTGAAATACCTTATGTAGAAGCTAAAAGTAGTTTTAGTATTGCATTAGATGCTATTAGACCAACTTTAGAAAGAATGGAAAGAAATGCTGATGCAACAGCAAGTGCTAATTATTTTCAAGATTTTCAAATAAAAACTAGAGATCAATTTTTAAAATTTAGTTTAGATGAAACTTTAAAAAATAATCCTGCTGATATGAAAGCAGCAGTAGATACTTATTCAAAAACTTTATTAGAAAAAATACCTGCAGTATATAAAATACAAGCTAATGCTATGTTGTCTTCATCATCTAGTGTTTTAGTTAATGGTGCAGCAAATAATAGATTTAAATTAGATGAAGCAAAATTTGAATTTGATAATGCAGAAATTTATAATAATCTTAATACTAATGCAGAATATTCTCATAGTGTAGCATCAGATAATCCAGATACTAATGCAGCTAAAGGTGCTGTTAATGATGCAACAGTAAAAGCAATGTTATTTTTAAATAACCAAGCTCATGAAGATTTTGAAATGTTAGTTAAAAAAGGATCTAAAGAAAGTAGATCTGATAAAGCACATATGCTTAGAATAACTAATGGTACTAAAGCATTACATATTACTAATGGTTTTAACATGATGAAAACTATGAATGAAATAGATGCTTATAATTATATTAATCTATTAATAGATAATAAAAATCCTACACCTATTACATCAGAAGAAATAGCAAACAATCCAATACTAGAAATATACAATAATCAAATGAATGATGATGATACTAGAAAAGAAATTACAGATGCTATTTGGACTAAATATACTAATTGGCGAGGTAAAAAATTAAAAGCTAATGAAACAAATGTTAAGTTTAATTTTGAAAAAGAAACTGAAATAGGAAATGGTTTACATTTTAGTAACTTTATGAATGGAGCTAATAGTAATTTAAGTAAATATATAAGTGAAAATTATAATGGTGTTAGTGCTGCTAATGTTAAAACTATTACTAAACACATTAATAAAATTTACGATACACAAAAACATGTAAGCTCTATGAAAAATGGAGTTATACCTACAGGTTTATCTGAAGATAAAAAAGAAGAAGCTTTCCAACAAATACTTTTTGAACATGGTGTAGCTAAAAGTCCAAATGAAATAATGGATGTAACAGATATGAATTTTATGAAAGTAAAAACCATATTTGAACAACAGGGTAGTATTCCTAAATCTTGGACTAATTACTTTAATACTACTACAGGTAATTTAGAACAAGAAAGCAGCATGATGGCTTTTAAAAAAAAGTTAGAGTTTTATAATCAAATAAGTGGAGAATTTGGTGGATGGCATACAAACATAGATACAAATAGTTTTCTGTATCATATGTCAACTAATGATGCTTTATCAATGAGTGATGGAGAAATAATTGATTTAGCTAAAAAATGGAATGTAAGAGATAAAAAAGAAATAAACGAAAGTGTAAATACTCAAATTAATCTTGATGTAAAAGAGTTTCATAAAAATATTGACTTAGCCTTAGATGGTAATGAAACATTTTTAAAAGCAATATTTATGCCTTGGAGAGAAAGTGTATCTAGAGATCTATCATTTTCTACAATAATGGGAGATGGTAATAAATATTCTAAAGTATTGTTTGAAGATTCTTTTCATTGGTTTGCAAGTAATCCATTTGAAGATATGCAACCAACAGTAAAAGCAGACTTTATAGCTAAAGTTACTAATGAATTAAAATTTATGGCAGCAGATAGTAATGTAGATATATCTAACAAAGATGTAATATCTAGAGCTACATATTCAGCATTAAATAAATTATTAAAAGCAAATTATACACCAAGTAAATATACTAAAAAAGCAGTTAACAATATGGACAAAGGTATATTGTTTGATAGCCATGATTACAGTTTAACTAAACATGGTATTGAGCATGAGTTTGGATTAGGAGATTCAGCTATTGCTATGTCTATAATGCCAACATTTGTAGCATGGCATAATTCACAAAGTGCAGAAGATAAAGCTAATGGTTTATTTGGTATAGATAAAAATGGCCATAAATTAACATTTGATGACTTAGCAGCCAAAATTAAAGATGGGTCTGTTTTACCTATATTTGAACCAACAGGTAAAATGATTAATGGTAAAATGAGTTATAGTGTTTCTGTATCTAATGGCCAAGGTGGATTTATTAAAATTACAGAACCTGGTGAATTTTTTCAACCTGATGGTTGGCAAAATGTAGATCAAGAAGATGCACCATCTACTAAAGATAATTTATTAAAAGTATTGGCTAAAGAAAATATTAGTACAATGGATAAAATTTTAGGTGAGTTTAAACCTACAGATAGTACATCTAAATACTTAATGCATAAGTTTGCAGATGCTGGAGAAAAAGGGTTAATTAGTTTAGCTAATTGGTCTTGGATGATGGATGTACCATTATTTGATGATGTACCTAACGAAGTTAAACCATTTAAAATGTTATTTAATTTATTAGGAAAAGATGTTCCAGATCTTGATGAAAGAATGAATGAAATTGCAATTAACAATAAAAAAAATGCAGATTTAAAAACATACTCTGATGAAATAAATTCATCTACAATATTAAACGATAAATCAAAAGCTTTAGAATCTATCTATCCACCACATAAACAACCTCATACTAGTTATCAAAATGGTATGATGTTTGGACATTATGCAATTAAAAATCATAACAATACATCTTTACCATTAACACAAAGAACTAATAATTTATTAGGTTTAGAAAAAACAGAAAATGATAATTCTTTAAATCTTGTAGCAGAAAATAATACAGCTGTATTTGGTCATCCTAAAGATAGTGTTAAAGCATCAGTTATGAAAATGATTAGTATGTCAACTATTGTTCCTGGTAATAAAAAAGTTTTAAATGACACACCAACAATAGAAGAATTACTTTCTAGTTTTAATGCAAAAGATAAAAATTTATATTTAAATGCTTTAAAAAATACAGACATATTACCAGAAAGTTTAGTTAATTTTCAAGACACTAATCAAATTTCAAAAATTATTAAATTTATGATTAAGTCTAAAATGAATACTAGTGTAGCTCCAGGAGAAACTTCTGCATTTGATATATATTATCCTGCAGGTAATTTAATGATTGATATATATATTAATGAAGGGGTTTCAGAAGCATACGAAACATTTGCAGGTAAATGGGGCAAAAATTAAATGGGTATTACTTATTCTCAAGCAGTACCATATACATATGAAGATGCTCAAAAAAAAGCATTAGATCAACAAAAAGTTTATAGTCCAAGTGTTACTCAAGCAGCTACAGATTTATGGGATGGTTTTAAAGAAGAAAATTTATTGTACATGGCATACGATGAAATTGTTAATGGACAAAAATATGAAGGCGATGCTAACTATTCTTATGTTAATGATCCTCAATTAGAAGGTTATGAACAAATAAAAGATCAGTTTATGTTTAGCAGAAATGCACAAGAAACTACTGATATACTTGCTCAACTAAAACATAATGCATCTATAGAAAAAGAATCTCCTTATTATTTTTTAGGTAGAATAACAGGAGCTATTACAGATCCATCATCTTATTTATTATTTAGTAAAGCAGCTAGAAGTGCAAAAGTTTTTGGCATGGCAGCAACAACAGAAGAAATAATAAAACAAAACCTAGATCCATTAAGAGATGATAGTTTTGTACCTATTGTTGGATTAGCATCGTTTGTTATACCTGCAGTAATTAATAAATTTACTACACCAGTACCAGAACACGTTATACAAAAATCAGTTAAATTAGCTGATGATTGGATACCACCTGTAAATAAAAATTCTAAAAAAATGGTTGTTAAAGAATTAGATGGTTCAAGTAAAATATATGAAGACGGAGTATTAGTTAATCCTAATAAAGTAGATACTGCACCTAGTGGAGTAGGTGCTGCTGTAAATACTGATACTAAAAATCTATCTACAGCAGGAAAGAGATTAGAAGGGGAAGCCTTTGTAAAAAGTTATTTCTCTAAATTTGGAGAAGAAGGGCCTTGGACTCCTGTATTTAGAGTAATGAAATCGGCAACAACAAATGGCAGAAAAATGATGTCCGATATTCTAGACACTCCTTTGCTAAAACTAAAGAACACAAAGGATTGGGGCTTTCAATCAACTGGTGCATCTTTAGAAGTACAATTAAAGATGGAAGAAGTTGCAGTAATAGAAAGCATGAAAGATATTAAAACTGCTTACATGAAGTATCTAGAAAGTATTGGTCAAACAAAACCTAAAACAGAAATAGGTGTTAATTGGAGAAATACATTAGATAGTGAAGCTTATTCTATGTCACAATTTTCTCAAGAAATTGTAAGAGCTAGAATTACAGGAAAACATCCTAATCAGTTTGTAGAAGAAGCAGCAAGAATTACACAAAAAAAAGTATATGGCCCATTAATGGAGCAAATAAAAAAATATAAATTAAGAGAAGCTCCTGTAGAGCAAGAGTTAGCTGCAATGGAAAGTGTATTAAAAATGCTTAGAGATACTAAGCAAGTAAGAAAAGTTGTTAAATCAAAAATAGACGGAAAAACAGCTACATGGACAGTAGAATTATTAGAAGCTCAAATAAAAAAATTAACAGATAGATTAGCTAATATAAAAAACACACCAGATGGTGTTAAAAATTATATTAACATTATCTACAATAAAACAGCTATTGATAACAATCCTGCATTATTTAAAAAAATAATTAAAGATTTTTTAGTTCGTAAAAATATTACTATGAACGAAGCTAAATTAAATAAACTAGTAGAAGATCTATCTGGTCATTTTCCTTTTACAAGATTTGAAAAAAGAAGTTGGGATAAAATGCTAGTTAAATTAGATGCTGTTAAAAATGGTGGTATTAAAGAATTAAACGAAATAATAGCTAATGAAAGATTTTTATTTAATAGACCAAGATACGCAAGAGCAAGTAAAGCAAGACATTTAAATTTAGATGCAGAAGCACAATTAGCTTTGTTAGATGCAGGTATGATTGGCAATGATATTTTTGCATTACAAAAAGCATATTACAGACAAATAGTTCCAGATATATTATTAACTAAAAAATACGGAGATACATCTGGTATGGGATACAAATATGTATCTGAAGCTGAGTCTATGACTGAGCCTGGACTGTTACAAGTAGCAGCAGAATATAATATGAAAATTGGTTTTACTCAAAACAAAGCTAAAAGATTAGCATTAGTTAAAGAAAAAAATCAAGTATTAGGTGATCTAGAAGCAGCAGTAGAATTGTTAAGAGGTACTTATGGTTTACCATCTAATCCTCATCATTGGACTTCTGTAGCTATGAGAACAATGAAACATTATAATGCATTAACTATGCTTACTGGATTTGCAGCAGCAATACCAGACGCAGCTAGAGTTGTTATGACCTCTGGTATTAAACGAGGATTTCAAACACAATTTGAAATGTTAGCAGATTCTATAAGTGGTGGATCTATTTTTAAATTAGGTAAAAAAGAAGCTCAATCTTGGGGGGAAGCAGTTGATCTAATTACTAACCAAAGAGCTATGTTATTTGCAGATATGCCATCAGATATGTTTGGTTTTGTAAACAAAATGGAAAGTGCAATGGGTAAAACTTCTCAGTTTAACTTTATGTATATTAACCTTATGTCAAGATGGACTGAAATGGCTAAGTCTATGGCATCAGTAACTATTGGTTCTAGAATAATAGAAGACTCTATTAAATGGGGTAAAGGTGGTTTATCTGATAAATGGAAAACAGCATTAGCTAGTTCTGGTATTGATGAACAAATGGCTAAAAGAATAGCAGTACAATTTGAAACTCATGGTACAAAATTAAAACATAACTTTATTGCAGGTACATCAGAATGGACAGATGATGCAGCTAAAAAAGCTTTTGGTGCAGCATTAAATAAAGATATTAATATTACTATTGTAACTCCAGGTAAAGGCGACACAGCTTTATGGATGAGTACAGAATTAGGATCAACTATAGCTCAGTTTAAAAAATTTGCAGCAGCAGCTTCTCAAAGAATTTTATTAAGAGGTATGCAAGAACGTGATGCTGATTTTTTATTTGGTTCTATGTTGTTACTTGGATCTGGAATGATGATTGATGGTTTGTATCACAAATATAGATTTAACAGAGATTATGGTAAACTATCTTTATCAGAAAAATTAATAAATGCTTTTGATAGATCTGGTTTAGCAGGAATTTATAGTGACGTTAATAAAGCAATAGAAACTTTAACAGATAATAGATTTGGAATTTCTCCATTACTAGGTGCAGGTAAACCTTATGGTTCATCAACACGATGGAAGATGGGAACAATACTTGGCCCATCAGGTGGACAAATTTATAACATCTTTGATATTATCTATGATGTTGCAGGTGGTACGTATAACCATCACACAGCAAAAAATGTGCGTAGGTTAATTCCTTGGCAGAATGTATGGTATCTTGATTGGTTGTTTGACGACATACAAAAAGGATTAAAATAATAAATGGCTATTACTATTTCTGATACTGAACCTCGTGTTCAATATACTGCAACATCTGGACAGACTAGTTTTTCTGTACCTTTTGAATTTTTTACTGTTTCTGATATTAAAGTATTTAATGGTAGTACACAATTATCATACAATGCATCACCTTCATCAGCTTCACAATATTCAGTAACAGGTGCAGCAGTTTCTGGTGGTGGATCAATTACATTAGGGGGAGGGGCTACCCTTAACGATGTTATTACAATTTATAGAGATTTAGCTGTAGCAAGATCTACAGACTTTCCAACTTCTGGTGCATTTCAAATTGACTCGTTAAATACTGAATTAGATAAAATTATTGCTATGATCCAGCAAGTAGAAAGAGATTTAAAATTTTCTCCTAGAGCTGCAGCAACAACAGCAAATACTTTTAATATTACTTTTCCAAACCTTGCAGCAAACAAAGTATTATCAGTAAACAGTTCTGGTAATGGATTAGAGTTTGCTCAAGATATAACTGATATTACCACAATTGCAGGAATAGCCTCTGCAGTTTCAAATGTTTCAAGTATTTCAACAGCTGTATCTGGAGTTCATTCAAATGCAACTAATATAAATTTAGTAGCAACAAACATAGGTTCAGTAAATGCAGTAGCAGCAGATATTGCAAAAGTAGTTGCAGTTGCAAATGATTTAGCAGAAGCAGTTTCAGAAGTAGAAACTGTAGCTGATGACTTAAATGAAACTACCTCTGAAATAGAAGTTGTAGCAAACAATATTGCGAATGTTAATATTGTAGGTGGTATAGATTCTTCAGTAACAGCAGTAGCAGGTAAAGCAACAGAAATTGGATTACTTGGTGTTTCTGGTGTTATTACAGATATGGGATTACTTGGTACTTCAGCAGTAGTAACTGACATGGATATATTAGCAACTTCTGCAAATGTAACTGCAATGGGATTACTTGGAACAAGTGCTGTAGTTACAGATATGGGGCTATTAGGTACATCATCTAATGTAAGTGCAATGGCTACACTTGGTACATCTACTAATGTAACAAATATGGCAACACTTGCAGGAATTACTAATTTAACAAATTTAGCAAATGCTCATGCAGCAGTATCAAGTGTTTCTTCAAATTTAGCAGCAGTACAAAATTTTGCTGATGTTTATAGAATTGCAAGTTCAGCACCAAGTAGTTCATTAAATGTTGGTGATCTATATTTTGACACAACAGCTAACGAATTGAAAGTTTACAAATCTTCTGGTTGGGCAGCTGCAGGTTCAACAGTAAATGGTACAGCAGCTAGATTTATTTATAATATTACTGGAACACCTACAACTTTATCTGGTGCATCTGGTACAGGATATGCAGAAGCTTCAAGTAAAACTTTAGCATACGATGCAGGGTTTATAGATATTTTTTTAAATGGAGTTAAGCAGATATTAGGAACAGACGTTACAGCAACATCTGGAAATTCTATAGTATTTGCATCAGCTTTAGCAGCAGGTGATGTTGTAGATATAGTTGCTTATGGAACATTTGAATTAGCTAATATATCAATTAATGATTTAACAGACACACCTTCAAGTATTGGAACAGCAGGACATGCTCTTGTTGTTAATAATGCAGGTAATGCTCTTACTTATCAAAAAGCTTCTTCTCCAGAAGTATATGGATTTCACACTAATTCTGATGGTCAATTAATAGTAACTACAACTAACGAAGGAGCAGATAACTTATCTGAATCTGATTTTGCAGGTTTTGATGATGTTATTTTTGGAGCATCTGGAATGACATTTAGTATCTCAAATACCATATTGGTATGCACGATATAATAATGTGCGTAGATAATTATAAAAAAAAACAATAAAGGTTAATCATGGCTACATTAAATTTAGGAGCAATTCGATATAATTGGAAAGGTGCTTACAATGGTTCAACAGCTTATGTTGTAAATGACGTAGTATCAGCCAATGGAAATTCATACATTTGTATTCAAGCAGGTACAGGTCAAGCAGTAGGCAACGCAACAGCTTACTGGAATATAATGTCTGCAAAAGGTACTAATGGAACTGACGCAGACTTACTAAACATTTCAAGTACAGCACAAGGCGACATCTACTATAACAATGGTAGTGCAATCGCTAGACTTGGTGCAGGAACAAGTGGTCAATTACTTCAAACTGGTGGCTCTGGTGCAAATCCTAGTTGGGTAACTGCTGATGCAGGTAAAACTTTACAACTAACTAATGCAAAACAATCAACAAGAGTATCTTTAAATTCTTCTGGTAGTGAAACTTCTTTAATGAGTGGTACACATACTCAAGTCAAAGCAAATACTAAATTACTTGTTCAGTATAGATTTCCATTTTTCACAGACGCATCTGGTAGCAGTATGACTTATTTTACTTTTGATGGCACAAAAACTACTGATGCTTGGAGTTGGGATTACAATGCAGTTAGTAGTAATACGATGACTTGGAGTGGACATTTTGTAGTTAATGCTAGTTCATCTACTGGTAGTAAAAACTGGGCTATTGGTTGGCATAGTAATGCTAATGCAACAAAACCTGCAAGTATATTTTGTCCAAACAGTAGTGATGATAACAGATTAAATCAAACTACTGGTGAAGTAACAATTCAAGAATTAGACTTTTAATATAGGAGAAAAATAAAATGGCAAAATTTGATACAATAGTTTCTAAAAAAGAAAACTTTCAAGGTTATACTGGTAATCCACCAAGTAATGAAACTGAATACAATGCTATGAAAACAGAAATGTTTGATGGCGAAGCACCAACTTGGACAGAAATAAAATCTGAAATGGATAACTATGTAGACCCAAGAGAAAGTGCTAAAGCAAAGTTAATTGCAGGTGAAGCATTAACTGAAGAAGAAGCTAACACGATAGTATTATAGGTAAAATCCTATGACAAAAGCTAGAGATCTTGCAAACATAATTACAGGTGGTTTTACAGCAGATGATATTCCAAATATTCCTGCAAGTAAAATTACTTCTGGTCAATTTGCAGACGCAAGAATAGCAGATTTAAACGCAAATAAATTAACTGGTTCTATAGCAGACGCTAGAATACCAGAGAGTGCAGTATCACAACACGCAACATCTTTTGACGATAATAAAATTGTTAATGATATTTCTACTTTAGCTATTAGACAAGCATCTAACGAAAACAAAGGTGCTTACAATACTAACTC